TAAAGAATTTTGCTGACGGTGCTATTTATGCCAATCAGTTGAAGTCAGCTAGAGACCAGGGGCGTATTACGAAAGTGCCGATTGAGTCTGTGCCTGTTTATACGTTTTGGGATTTGGGAAGAAACGACTCCACAGCAATATGGTTTATGCAACGCATAGGCTTGCAGAATCGGTTCATTGATTACTATGAACATCGGTTAGTCGATCTTGATCACTACGCCAAAATCCTCAAGGACAAGGGTTACCTCTATGGTGAGCATTACTTGCCACATGACGTTGAAGTCATTGTTTTAGGTGCAAATAATCGATCCAGGAAGGTCATGTTAGAAACCATGGGCGTTTCACCGATCGAAGTAGTGCCAAGAATAGCCAATTTGAACGAAGGCATCGAGGCAACCCGACAATCCTTTGCAAGCTGTTGGTTTGATGAGGATCGGTGTGAACAAGGCTTATCAGCATTAGCTAACTATCAGTATGTGTTCGACGAAAAGTTTGACACATTCCGACAAGTACCACTTCATAACTGGGCATCCAACGGTGCTGATGCGTTCAGACAGTTCGCGCAAGGCTTCACAGCAGACGATAAACATAAACCAATAGAATTCAAAACAGAATGGTAAGAAAGCCTAAGCAGCGAGATACGATTATTACTGAAGCCCTTGAGCGATTTGATCGTTCTGAATCAGCCGAGCATCACAACCGTGAAATGTGGCTAGAAGACATGCGTTTTGTTCACGATGAAGATTCGCAATGGACTCAGGAATCGAAGGATAAGCGTAAGGGTCGCCCATGTATGACCTTTGACAAGGTGTCGCAAGCGATTGACTCCATGATTGGTGATCAGCTTATCAACTCGCCATCGATCAAAATACGTGGCTTTGAAGACGATGATGCCGACACGGCGGAGATATACACGGGCTTGATACGCTCAATTCTAAATAAGCAAGAAGCCGACAGAGCGCAGAAGACAGCCTATAAACACGCTGTAACAGGTGGTTTCGGGGTCATGCGAATCCTTAACGACTACGCTGATGATGAGTGTTTCGATCAAGACATCATGTTGAAGGCGGTTGAAAACCCATGTTCTGTATACTGGGACGCAGATGCAAAGTTAGTGACGAAAGAGGACGGAATGTTCTTCTTTATTGTTGACGATATGCCAAAGGCCGAGTTTGAACGTGCTTACCCAAAAGCCTCCGTCACGCAATCAGACAAATTTTCAGGTGTGGGTGATAGCAGCCAATGGTTCGGCAAAGATAACATCCGAGTAGCAGAGTATTTTCGCAAAGTGCCAAAGAAGCGCACCATCTATCAATTGGCTGATGGTTCTGTTGTTGACGAACCGCCGGAACTCGATCCAATGGGTCAAGTTCCTGAATTTAGAGCAAGAGAAGTTGACGGATTCAAGATTGAGATATTCAAAATCACTGGCTCAGAAGTCCTGGAAGAAAGTGAATGGACGGGTAAGTATCTGCCGATTATTCCGGTCTTTGGCAAGGTTATTAATATCAACGGTGAGTTCAAATATCGTGGAGCTGTCAGAAAAGCGAAAGACGCGCAGCGAACATACAACATGGAACGCTCGAACTACATAGAGACAGTGGCGCTACAGCCTAAACAACCTTACTTAGTCACAGGTGCAATGCTCAAGGGCCATGAGAAGCAATGGTCAGAGATGAATACCTCTAATCGACCAGCTCTTACCTACAACTTAGATCAAGGCATGAGGCCCACAAGAGAATCGCCGCAGATGGCACCACAGGGCTTGCTAACGGGTCTACAGATATCCTCCGACGACATTAAGTCAGCGACAGGTAAATATGATGCTTCGCTAGGCGCACGATCCAATGAAACGTCCGGTGTTGCCATACAAGCTCGAAAAGCTGAAGGCGATGTTGGGTCTTATGAATACATTGATGAGCTTGTTAGCGCCCTGGAATACGCCGGTCGCATCATGATAGATCTTATTCCAAAAATCTATGATACGCAGCGACAGATTCGTATTTTAGGCGATGACGATAGCGAAAAAGTCATGCAAATCAATAAAGCTAAACGTGACCTAATCACAGGTGAAATCGTTACTCAAAACGATCTAAGTCGCGGCAAGTATGACGTTGTGGTTGATACGGGTGCCTCATACGCAACTAAGCGCATCGAGACAGCATCTCAGTTAAGCGCGGTCATGGCTCAGAACCCACAATTAGGCATGCTTGGCGCTGACATGTGGGCTAAGTCGCTCGATTTGGTTGGTGCTGATGAGTTCATCAAGCGTGTTAGAGCAATGTTAATCAAGCAGGGTATTGCAAAACCGACAGAGGAAGAGCAAGCCGAGATGCCGCAGCCAAATCAGCAGCAAGTGCAGATGCAACAAGCTCACATGCAGTTAGAAATGGCAGCGAAAGAAGCCGATATCAAAGAAACTAACTCTAAAGCAGATCTAAATTCTGCTAAGGCGATGATGGAACAGGCTGAGATGAGCGTAATAGCCGGTGAACAAGCGCAATTAAAACAGCAGGTTCAGCAGTTAGCAGCAGCACTACAAAGCATGCAGCCTCTTTAACTCGTTCAAAAAACGCATTCAAGTAAAACCCTAAGCCGCTTAATTGCGGTTTTTTTATGCCTACTCGTTGGCTCTAACGAGGAACAATCGTGGAGAACGATACTCATGTCAGATGAAGAAGCAACCGAAGTAGTGGTTGAGGATACTCCTGTATCTACGGAAGGTGGATCAGCCGTTGAAGAGATCACACAAGAAGCCAATGCTGAACAGGCAGAGGTATCCGATGAACCGCAAGCGGAATCGGACGGTGAAGATACTACCGAGGATAAAGAGGTCAAACGCAACTCTGTCCAGAAACGTATTAAACAACTCACATCGCAAAAACGTGAGATGACTGAAAAGCTGGATGCACAAGAACGTATGCTTCAGCAATTCAGGACACAGAACACTAACGAGGCACCAATATCACGGCCTAATTTAGAGCAGTTCGATTATGACGAACAACGCTTTAATGCTGCTGTGGATGAATACAATCAGAAGAGTACGCAACGCACTATTCACCAAGCGTTAGCCGAGCAACAACGGTTTCAGACAGAAGCAGTACGTCAGGAATCGAATCGGTTAGCGGTTGAGCAGTTCTCAGAGAAATCTAATGAATTTGCAATTGAGCATGCTGACTATTTTGAAAAGGTTCAGTCTCCGAATTTCGTCGCGGCGTTTAAGTCTGCTCCGGTGTTGCAAAAAGCAGCACTTCAGACAGACAACGCCCCAGCGGTACTGTATCACCTAGCTCAAAACCCTGATTTAGCCCAAGAACTCCGAATGTCAGACGAGTTCACAGCAGCAATGCAAATAGGCCGTATTTCGGAAAAGCTAGGTTCTCCCGTTCTTGCAAAAACAAACTCAAATGCGCCCACCCCCATTAGGCCCGTAGGCAATACCGCATCGGTCAATAAAGACCCTAGCGATATGTCACCGGACGAATATGCGCGGCACAGGGGCTATAAAAAATAGTTAACAGGAATCTAAAACAATGAGTAATACAATATTAACCCCTTCGGTTATTACAAAAGAAGCACTTGCAATACTGCACCAGAAGCTGAACTTCATCGGCAACATCACCACTGAATATGATGATCGTTATGCGAAAGAAGGCGGCAAGATTGGTAACGATCTGAAGATTCGCCAGCCAAACGAATTTACCGTTCGTTCAGGCGCTGCACTGTCGGCGCAAGACGTTACAGAACAAGCCGTGACAATGACGGTAGACACGCAAAAAGGAGTCGATATCAATTTTAGCTCAGAAGAGCTAACGCTTCATATTGACGAGTTCAAAGATCGTTATATTGAACCAGCAATGTCTGTACTGGCTGCCACAATGGAATCAGACGCTTTGACGATGGTCAAAGACGTTTATAACTTTCACGATGGTGTCGGTGCGGGTATGAGCCTTTCAAATGCTAACTATGGTCGTAAACTTCTGGCGGATAGTTTAGCTCCAACGGGTATGCGATCAATGCTGCATAACACTCAAGGTGTTGTTGATTTTGTCTCTGATACTAAGGGCAACTTTAACGATCAGTCTGCAATTGCTAAACAATACCGCGAAGGTGCGCTAGGCCGTATCGCTGGCTTTGATCACTTTGAAAACACGCTTGTTCCTGGTCACACCACGGGTACAGCAGTTGAAGGTGATACTTCGTACAACATCAACGGCGCGTCTCAGTCTGGGTCAGCAATAACGGTTGATGGTGGCTCTACTACCTTCCTCAAAGGCGATATCATTAGCATCGCTGGCGTGTTTCGTGTTCACCCAGAAACTAAGGTGTCTACAGGCGTTTTACAGCAGTTTGTCATTACGGCTAATTCAGGTACTTCAGCCACAAGTTTAGCTATCTCACCGGCTATATCAGCGGCTGGTGGACGACAAAACGTCAGTGCTGTACCGGCTGATAACGCAGCGGTTAACAAAGTTGGTGGCGGCGCGAATGCTACGTGGCAAGAAACGTTGGCATTTCAGAAAGGCGCGTTTGCATTCGGTTCAGTTGACCTTATCAAGCCTGACGGTGTGCATTTCTGTGCTCGTGAGGTTATGGATGGTCTATCAATGCGGATCATTCGTGACTACACCATCTCTGACGACAAGTTCCCATGTCGTATTGATGTGATGTACGGCTTTAAAGCCATTCGGCCACAGCTTGCTGCTCGTATCGGAATCAATTCCTAATATGGCAACGGCTCAAGACGTTATTGACCGCGCAACTTCACTCTTACGGGTGAGGTCTGCGGGTGTCAGTTTTGTGACTGATGATTCTTCAATGAATGGTGAGATATTCGCCATTCTTCAGAATCTAATTGCTGAGTGGGCGGAGAGTGGAACGTTATCCATTCCCGCTCCTTCAGCGGCTACTGCAACGCTCGATGTCAGTGACGGTACGATTCGCGGGTTAGCTTATGGCCTTGCGATTGATGCTGCCTCTGCTTTCGGGCGTTCAGTAACACCAGAAGTTGTGATGGTTGCCTCAGAAACAAAAGACCAATTAGAGGCAAACAACGCAATCGAAATTTCAATCACGCATGAGCCTTTTTTAACCAGCTCATCGCGTTATAACGTGAACAGCGACTGATGATTACACCTTTACCGCTTGACACTAACTATCAGTCAACCCGTCTGCCGTCTGAATCACAGACGACCCTGAACTTGTTCCCTCACACAGGAAACGGATATAGACCATTCCCTGGGTTAAAGGTGTTCTCGCGATTTAACGCGCAGATTGAGGCGCTGGATGCGGCAGATGGCGGCTTGAATGCGGCTGATGGAACGCTTTTTACGGCGTATATAGCGGGTGGCAATGATCGCGGTCAAGCGTTAATGAGAGATGCGCTCTACGTGGTATCTGGGCCATCGTTGTTCAAAGTTGAGTCAGCGGGTAGCGGCTCATTCATTGGCGTAATAGAGGGGACAGTTCCTGTCACGATGGCGACCAATGGCACTCAGCTCATCATTGCTGCGGGTACTTACAAATATGTTTATACACTTGCTAATGGTCTTCAGGCAATTACTGATAGTGATTTAGATGATGCATATACCGTAGCCTATTTAGACTCACGCTTTATTTATGATCAGCCAGACGGTGAATTTGTCGCCTCTGACTTAAACGATGGAACGTCGATTGATCCGTTATATTTTGCGGAAGCCGAAGCCTTTCCAGACAATATATTAGCTGTTTATCCACTAAATCAGTTGATTTACATGCTAGGTGAGACATCAACAGAGGTCTGGTATACATCCGGTGTTGGTGTGCCTCCATTAGATCGCCAGGCAGTGCTAGAGCATGGGCTAATGAGTCGGTATGCAGTGGACTCAATAGACGACAGTTTATATTTTGTTGACCATCACAGAAGGCCGGCAGTGGTCGAAGGCGCTCAATACTCTCCGCTGATTCTATCAGGCTCGATGGCGGCTACTTGGGATGGATATCCCGAATCAGCAATGGACACAGTGAGGGTTGCTTGTTACTCGCACGAGCTTGAGAATTTCATTGATTTCATTTTTCCAAAAGTTGACAAGGTTTGGACATTTCACGAGCCTTCACGACAATGGTTTGAAAAAAGTCTTACTACATCCTCTGCGATTAGAGCGTTCGGAACGACTCTGCTGGCTGGCACTAAGAACGCGACGATGTACGAGCTTGATGGCTTTGTAAATGATGAAGCTGTCGTTGAGCGTACAAAAGACACGGGCCTGATTAACGCCGAAACATTTGGTGCTCCTGGTCGATCCATGACACTCAACAGCTTATACATTGCGTATGACGCGCCAAGTGAAGTAACGGTACATGTCTATTTCTCTAAAGACCTGATTGAATTTAAAAATCCGCGCACATTTACCTTATCGGGAAATGGCAGAAAAAAACTTACTTCCTTTGGCATGTTCAATGAAGGAATTATCAGAATCGTAACTTACGCAACGACAAAACTTGATATTTTAAGTGTGTCGGCTGACGTTGAATTTTTGGATGAATAAATAAATGACAACTACACTTTCGCAAACAGGTAGTGAAATCCAGGTTGATTTGAATGCTGTCGAGGATGGCAATATAGGCTTAACCTCGATCACTGATCTATCAGACACCACAGTAACAGCAGCCAAAAAATCGGGCTATCATTCACTGCAAGCATCATCCTCAAACGCGCCATCATCGGATAGATCGGTCATTATTTCAGCGGTGCGAAATACCGCTGCGTCAGGACAATTACGATACGGTCAGGTGGTGTTAACAGAATCTAACAAGCTTTTTTTCAACACAGACGATGGCGGAGTGCTTGGTACTTGGCGGGAGGCGGTAAGCACGGCGGGAGGTCAAACACTCACGAACAAGACAATTACGGGCGGCGCGTTAAACATCAATACAATCTCTGAGCAGTCGTCGGCCTCTGGCGTAACGATTGACAGTGTTTTGTTAAAGGATAATACCGTATTGGCTGGCACGCTAACAGTTGGTGCTGGCTCAATCACGGACAGCTCTGGCGCGATAAACTTCGGTAATGAAAATTTAAGCACGACAGGAGCGTTAGCAGGCGGAGCACTAGCGATCAGTGGGAATGTAGATGTAGGCGGGATCATAGAATTTGACGCTATATCAGGCACCGGCTCAGTAACGATAACGGATATTGTTGATGAAGATAACATGGCTAGTGACAGCCCCACAAAACTAGCAACTCAACAATCTATTAAAGCCTATGTAGACGCGCAAGTAGATACTGCTGATACTCTTTCGGAAGTTCTTGCCCTTGGTAATACCACTGGCGGGACGGACATCGCCACAACCACAACTGACAAGGTCCAATTCCGAGATTCGGCCATATATATTCATAGCTCGACGGACGGACAGCTCGATATAGTAAGTGATGGAGAGGTACAGATTGCAAGCAATGTCGATCTTAATGGTACTTTGGATGTCAGCGGCACTGCATTAGTTACAGGCGTTCTAACCACAACAGCTACGCAAGTAGCAACGGGTGGAATTACAAGTGGTTCAAATATTGTTTCAGACACAGACAGCACAGACGATCTTGGTACAACCAGTGTTCGTTGGGCTAACTTGTTTGTTGATGGTATTACTGCAACTGATCAAATAACAGCTACTGGATTTACAGGAACACTAGACGGTATTCTTGGATCTGGTGCCGCTGCTGCTGCAACTGTAACAACCCTTGATACAAGTGGTGCAGTTAACTTGAATCTTGTTACTGACTCAAGTAGCTCAACTTCAGGTGCTTTGATTGTTGACGGTGGTGTTGGTATAGCTAAAAAGTTGTACGTTGGCACAGACCTAGACGTAGATGGCACTGCAAACCTAGACATTGTTGATATTGATGGCGCCGTGAACATGGCGACCACTGCACTGGTCACAGGTGTTTTAACCACGACAGCGACACAGGTAGCAACGGGTGGAATCACCAGTGGCGCAGACATTATTAGTGATACAGACAGTACAGATAGCCTGGGGTCTACGGCGGTCAGATGGCTAAAGGGTTGGTTCGATACGTTAACAGCAGGAACGCTGACGATTGGTTCAGGCAGTGTCACAGATAGTTCTGGCGCCATTAGTTTTGGCAATGAAAACCTTACTACTACAGGAACAGCCACAGCCGCTAGTTTAGCACTTGCTACAGGCGCGACTGTCACAGGGGTTGATAACGGCACCCTCGGTACAAGTGCTACGCTGTTAGCGACACAGGGGGCGATTAAAACCTACGTCGATGCCCAAGTAGATACTGTAGATACGCTTGCTGAAGTGCTGGCGATTGGTAACACCTCCAGCGGCACAAATGTCGAGCTCAGTACAACGGATAAAGTTCAGTTCCGCGATTCTGCAATTTACATTAACTCTAGTGTCGATGGACAGCTAGATATTGTCGCAGACAATGAGATTCAGATTGCGGCTACAACCGTAGACCTTAACGGGCACCTAGATGTTTCAGGCACTCTATACGTAGTAAATATTAATCAACATGTACTCGGAGTAGCCACACTAGCATCCCTTGTAGTTACCAATGCCGACATCAACGCAGGCACAATCGACAACACAGTCATCGGTGCAACTACGGCTGTGGCTGCAACTGTAACAACCCTTGATACAAGTGGTGCAGTTAACTTAAATCTTGTTACTGACTCAAGTAGCTCAACTTCAGGCGCTTTGATTGTTGACGGTGGTGTTGGTATAGCTAAAAAGTTGTACGTTGGCACAGACTTAGACGTAGACGGCACAACAAACCTAGACGTTGTAGACATTGATGGTGCTGTGGACATGGCAAGCACTCTTGGCGTAACAGGAGTAGTAACAGCCAACGCAGGTGTAGTGGTAGATAACATTACTATTGATGGTCAAGAGATTGATGTCAGCTCTGGTGATTTAACAGTAGACGTAGCAGGAGACATCATCCTTGATGCTGGTGGTGCGGAGGTTAAACTCAAATCTGGTGGTACACAATTTGGAGATATTTATACATCATCCAGCAATTTATATATTCAAAGCTCTATTTCAGATAAAGACATAAAATTTGAAGTAAACGATAACGATAACATAATCACCGCTCTTACTTTAGATGGTATAAATGCAGGTGCGGCTACGTTTAATAGCCACATAACAGCAGGCGGTGAAGTTAGAACAACAAACGTAAATACTGCTACTTCCACTGGCACTCTAACAATGTACGGTGGAGCTGACAACAAAGGCGGTACGATTGAGTTATCAGGTGGCAACAACACGGGCGCGACTGGCTCAGGTATTGTCTTTAAAACTGGTGCATCAACAGCAAACCCAACAGAACGAATGCGTATTGATAAAGACGGCAACGTGATTGTCGGGAAGGAAGGGTCGTCCGATCCAGATGCGACCTTACGTGGTGCTAATTCCGTTGCCGGATATACGAATGATAATGGTGGAACGTTAACGATCAAATCCGGTATTGGAACGGGTACGGGCAGCGCAGGACTAAGTTTTCATACGTCAGCCGGAGGATCATCTGGCACCAGCTTAAATTCAACGGTTGAAAGATTTGCAATTGCATCAGACGGCTCTCTATCCACCCCAACGCTAGGAACAGATAACGTCCGCTTTGGTGAAAACGCAGGTAATAGCATTGCAAGCGGTGGTATTCGTAATGTTTTAATTGGTAAAAACGCAGGTACGGCAATTACTACAGGAGATTCTAATGTAGCTGTCGGATGGGAGGCTCTTAAAACAGAAGATACCCATGCTAACAGCGTGGCAATTGGAGCGTCTGCTTTAGCTACTCAAAATGCTGGAGCAGATGCTTACAATGTAGCAGTTGGATACAATGCAGGAACCGCGATAACCACAGGCATTCAGAATGTCCTCATTGGTGGTCTTGCAGGTGATCACTTACTAGATTCTGATGGCAATACAGCAGTCGGACATGGCGCACTTACAACAGATACCCTTGGCGCTAAGTCAGTTGCTGTTGGTAGAGAAGCCTTAGTTACTCAAAACTTCACAAGTGCCACAGATGCTTTTAATACTGCCGTTGGGTATGCTGCGGGTCAGTCAGCAACCACAGGCGTTCAAAACACCCTTATAGGTGGTAAAGCGGGTGACTCTCTTACTGGAGGAGGTTTTTCTGGTACCACACGGCAAGACGGCGCTGATTATAATACCGTAGTTGGTCAAGACGCTCTACAAACTGATACTTTAGGGAGTCGTTCAATTGCTATCGGAAGAAGGTCTTTATACACACAGAACTTTACTTCAGCAACGGATACTTACAACATAGCAGTAGGGTTTAACGCAGGTTACGGAGTAACCACAGGCATTAACAACACCCTCATAGGTGGTAAAACGGGTGATGCAATAACTGATGCAGATTCCAATGTTGCGGTAGGTTATAACAGTTTAAGTACAAATATATTAGGTAGTTTGTCTGTAGCAGTCGGTAATGGAGCGTTGTTTGCTCAAAACCCTGTAGACGGTAGTAGTAACCCTACAGCCGTTAATATGCTTAACACAGCAGTTGGCTATGATGCAGGTAACGCAGTAACCACAGGCACACGCGGCACATTTGTGGGTGCTTTAGCAGGTGATGGTACTGATGATGGAGAGCTTAATACAGCAGTAGGCTATGCAGCTTTAAGTGCTAACGCTGGTGACCACAATACAGCGCTTGGTGCTAACGCTGGGACTCTTGTTACAGGTGCTTACAATACTTGTCTTGGCTCTGGATCAGGTCAAAAAATAGTCGGGGGAGGTACAAACATTTGTATTGGGGGTCTTGCTGGGGGAGAAATAACATCAGGCGATAACAACATTATAATGGGTTATGTATCAGGGCGCCACGGTGTAAATCTTGTAACCGGCTCCCAAAATATACTTATTGGCAGCTACGCAGATACCACTGCTACTGATTCCGACTCTGCGACTGTTATTGGATACAATGTTTCGGGTGCGGCTGGTTATACAACTCTTGGATTAGACGGAAGTGACATAAGAGCCGCACACGGCAACGTAACGTGGGCAACAGTATCTGACCAACGCTACAAGAAAGACATTGTAGACTCTACAGCTGGTCTTGGCTTCATCAATGCTCTACAGCCTCGTACCTTTAAGTACAAAACCCTTGGCGAACTTCCTGAAGCCTTTAATGCCTATGAAGCTGACTCAACCGAAGTCTTTAAAAACGCTGACACCAACCACGGTTTTATAGCCCAAGAAGTTAAAGCAGCTATAGATGCTGACAGTAGTATTAAAGATGGCTTTAGACTTTGGGATGATAGAGATGATGGCTCACAGGAAGTAGCAGAGGCCGCACTAATACCAATCTTGGTAAAAGCAATCCAAGAACTCACCGCACGAATCACAACCTTAGAAGGATAATAATCATGGCAGACCGAACAGCAGAAGAAAAAGCGCAGATGTATAACGCCATGCTTGGCAGTGTGAGCGTCATTACAAACGCCCTAGATTCAGACAATGATTTCTGCTCTGAAAAGACAGACGAAGAAATTAAAGAGCGTGTCATGCGTAGTGCAGGATATTGTTCACATGGTGTAGCACTGGATGATTGGGGCGATGAAGATATGTCCACTATCAATGCCGCTGTTACTGCCGCAGAAGCAGCATAGGAGAAACAAATGGCAATCACAAACACTTGGTCAGTGACCAGCATGACACACGTTGACGCAGACGGTGGCGTTGTTAAAGCATATTGGAGTTGCATAGCAGCGTCTGACACTACTCCATCTTACACAGCGTCTGAAGGTGGCAAGCTACTCTGCACCTACGATGCTTCAGCGGCAGACTATATTGCTTATGCTGATCTGACTGAAGCTAATGTACTTGGTTGGATTTACACTAGCTTAATTGTAGACGACGAAACTGCGGCAGAAGCCAAAGCGCGTATTGAAGCTAATCGTACAGCTAGAGTGCAGGATCAAATTGATCGTGCAGCAACACAAGCCGAAGGCGTACCTTGGTAATTTAAACT